CTAGAATTTGAAGTAGCGGTAGTATCACTGCTCGAGGTATTCGAAGTAGTATTCTCGCCAGTGTACGTTTCGGTATAGTTCACGTTCGTGAGCGGATTATACTTCAGAGCCGCCGAGTAGATTAGTGGCAGTTTTTCTTCCATAATCTCTTGCATGGCCACCTTCGCACGATGTTTGAACAGTGCAACCGTTTCCGAGCCAATTTCATACATATAATAATGGTCGAGAATTTTCTGAGCTAATCGAGCTGGTGACCAAGTGCCAGCATCGGTAATCACCTTGATTTCTTCAAAGGTAAGATAGTTAGTCAGATCGTAATCTTGAAACCACTTCAAAACTTGTTCTTCGCCAACCGTTTCAATTACCTTGCGGAGTTGAACTGTATATCTAGCCATTTACAACCTCCAGCTTATCTAATTCAGCACTATCTTCGCTATTCAAACTATCCATTACAATAGATTCTGTACTCTTAATGATGTTGTATACATCGGAGCGGAGCTTAACTTCAATATTCTTACCGTACTTCTGATTAAACTCTTTAGCCGCTTTTTCACGTGGCTTGAGCATCGCCATCATGTTGAGGTTGACACATTCGTTATTACTCATAGTCTCGGCAGAGATTAGGCGTTCACGCTTTTCAGAGATGTTATCCACACCTAAGAAGGTTAAGAACTCATTCCAGATACCCATTTTGTAGTCAGTTAGCTTGTCTGCTACGAATGGCGCACCTGTTTGCAGTACTCTTATGGCTTCCGGATCGAAGTGGTTGCGTTCGCCGACAATGGCCATAGCGTTCTTTTCTACCTGATCAAGAGCGTTCATCATAGACAAGCGTTCGTTATCATTGGTAATCAAAACGAATGGCGTTTTCTGCGCGCGGATGTTTACATCTATAGCGCGTTCAACTGTTGCCATGCGCATTGCGAATAACTCAATAGTTGAAGCTGTTGCTACACCTTCCCAGTTATTTAATACTAGGATAGCTTCCGTAGATTTTTCATCGTCAGTGTCATCTTCGTAGCCGTTGATTTCGGCTACAGCTTCAGACACACCGTTATATACTCTACGGCTGGTATTGATTTCACCATAAGAGAAACAGCGAATCCGTGTAGGGAGTCCGTATAAGTTGAGCTTACCAGATGTAGCGGATTTTGTGTTGATATATCCGTAAGGTTCAAGATAGAGCATGGCCGCTTGACCGGTGTAATATAGACAGCGTTCAAGATACCTTGCATCCATCGAATCCGGTAAGTTCGTCCATTCGAACATGGATAGAGCAATTCTCTTAAAGCGTTCGAGATAATCGAAATAAGTGGCGTTATTCATTAGCACCGCATCTTCAAGATTATTTCGAGCTTTTCTTTTACCCATATCTTCCTTTCTCGCTATACAATAGCGTTATTTTGCGAATAATCTAGGTATTTAGATGGATCGTGCCAAATCGTAATACCTGAGTTGAAAATAGCTTTTAATTCGTTGATATCATCTTGCGGAACTTCACCTTCAATATTAGCGACTCTAGTCTTTACGAAATTCCAGTAACGGCGGCCAAAAGTGTTAGGCACTTTCAACCGGTCAGTGCGGTAACCAAACATTGAGAAATAGTCATCGATCATGCGAGCTTGCGAAGCTTTAATACTCATCTTATAAGCAGTAAAACAGTTGCGGCCAAGAGAGTACGTTAAATCTCCAGTAGAAGTGCCACGTGTTTGATCTGGAGTAATAGATGCAGAGTAGCCACCTTGTATTTCACTCTTAATAGAACCGAGCATCTGACCGAATGTTGACAGCGTTTGAGCGGCACCGGATATAACATTCTCTGGTGAAATTATTGAGGCATCTTGTGCAACAGCTTGACCGGCCGCCATATAGTCCGAGGCATACTTATCAGTAGCTTTAAAACCAGATTGTAGGCCATTCTTAGCTTGCCAGTTGAGATAGTAATCGCTATTCCACGACACGGTAGGTAATTCCATAGCTGTACTAGCCCATTGGTAGCCATCATTTACATCTACGTTCTTGTAGTTTGAAGGGATTAGGCGAATCTGACAGCCTTGAGTAGGCACACCCTTCATTGTGAAGTTCGCTCGATTACTTGAAAAATCTTCCCAGTGATAGACGTTATCATCGCCGTTATTGTTACTGATCATCAAGTAGTTATAAGGGTAGCAGAATAGTTTATTATTTTTCGGTACGTATCCGTTGATAGAGGTATTACGAGTCCAGTAATGGCTACTTAGCGTAACTCCTGTAGTTGAAGTAGGTAAAGTGGTCACATCGAAACCGTATCCATATTCTTTATCATCATAGCTAATAATTAGGCCAACGTTAGGCACTAAAGATTTAGGTAAGATATACATAGACACAATAGCATCAGCTTTACCACGTGCATCATAGGCGCGTACGAAATTATTGACGTTTCCAGGATCAGAAGCTTCGAGAAGTAATATCCAGCATCCTTGTGGAATACCACCATAAACTCTACTACTAGGTACTTTTTTCATCAGAATCGTTTCAGTTACCATAGCGGCAATATAATAATTCTGATTATTATTCATGTAATAAGCGGATGATGAGTCGTTCACTGTATATTCGCCGACATTCAAGCCCTCATCAAGGACGTTTTCGCCGACAGCATCATTATTAGTATGTTCACGCTCAACGAATGAAGGTTTCCACACAATATCAAAACCCCAAGTTTGCCACACGTCCGTCTTGAGTTTAATTTCTGTAACATTATCATTTACATATTTTGCATCAGAAACAAAGGCATAGAACCATTTATTCGAATAAGCATCGTTGCGATACATACAATAGTTGTAGGTTCTAATATCATCTATCTGTGCAGGGAAACGTACAGTGCCATCTTTTCGTTGATAAGTAAAATCGTTCACAGCGAGCTTAGGCAAGCTATTGAAATAATTATACTGCGCAGTTGTATTATTGAAATCCAACTGATTCTGCTGATCGACTTCCAGAGGGCACTTTAGAAGTACGAGATCAGATTGAGGAGTAACTATAGCCATAACTTCATTATAGCATAAAAAACTATCCCCTCCGGCCAGAAGGGATAGCCAAAGAAAGAGAAAGTATTTCCTTGTTTGTTTTTGTGCGGATATAGGTTGAGGGCAGATAGGGTGGGCATCTCCGCCCTCATTTTGATTATAGCATATTGAATAATTCATATATATATTACAATCAAGTTGTCTTAATCAATTTTGCACGAGCAAATACAGCAGAGACTGGAATCTACAATTTAAAATAATCCGGATTTACGTCCGGATTATTTTATTGCCTATACTCTGGTTAGTTTATTAAGCGGCAGTAACTGTTACAGCAACTGTATCAGTCTTAGTGCTGGAATCAGCATTCGTAGCAGTAACCGTAATCGTAGCAGAGCCTGCGGCCTTACCAGTGATGATCACATTCGAACCACTTACTTCAACCGTAGCTTTCGATTCAGCACTCGAAGTGGCCGTAATTGCGGCAGTCGAGTTGACTGGAGTAGTAGCGACAGCGATGGTAGCTTTTTCGCCGGCCTTGACGCTCAAGGTAGCTGGAGTAGCTTCAACAGCCGTAGCATCTACAACAGGATCATCGATCGCAATGACAACACCGTTAGCGAATAAGCTGTAGTTGTACATCTTAACCACGTTGAGGTAGTATTGCCAGCTGCGGTTATTAGGGTTGAACCACATATCCAACGCCATATCCTGCTGTTTAATCTTGAACCAAGCTTTATCGCAAATGATACCATAGATGTTCGAACCATCGTAAATCTTCACACCATCGTCAGTGTAAGTATCGAAGTTATCCACAGTGATTACACGACCGATGAAGTCAGCCTTATCCATGTTGAACGCAGCGGCGAGGACATCGACATCGACAGCGGCCATAATATCAGCACGGATGATAAGTACGATATCTTCTGGAGCGCACCATGTCGTAATTGGACGACCAGCACCACCAACTTTCTTCCAAGCGTTGTATTCGCTGGATGGCATCTGGAATAGGGTGTAAAGCTCACGCAATTTCTTGATCATAGCTTTACCAGTAGCTTCGTTCGTGACTGGAGTTACCTTGATGTAAGCGGCTTTGTTTGCCGAGAAGGCGGCCGATACCAAGTCCTTCGTGTACTGGAACATATTAATATATGCACCGTTGTAGAGGGCATTGACGATACCGTTGATGAATTCCTCGAGATCGCGCCAGCTGGTGAAGGCCTGACGGATTTTATCACGAGTGAGGGTTACAGGATATTGAATATCCATGTTGACGTTAAGATATTGTACCTTAACATCAGCTTCATATTTCTGAAGGATACCAGCGAAGTCGTTGACATCGAACTGGCGGCCTTTAACTGGGTTGATATAGGTTTCTTCGCCAGCCCAGCCGAGAGGGATATTCTCACCTTCAAGCTGAGATAGAGGGTTATCGAATAAACGAGTAACAGTTGCAACGTAAGCAATCTGTTTGAGCAAGCCGAAGAAAGACTCTTGTACGGCCTGATAGTTATTGCCAAAAATTGGCGCGCCCCATTCACCGATGTTTGTATTAGCATCGACTACAGGGAAATACTGATGAAAAATATCACCAGAATCAACCGACATCTCGCGCATTTTGTTGAGAGCGGTTACAAGTCCTGCTGAAGGATTCATAGTTTCTCCTTAATGTTTAAATCTTCCGTGAGCATCGAAGGCATCGGCGATCGAGATAGAAGATGATTTCTTTTCTTCAGATTGCCTAACAGGTTCGCTTCCTTCCGCTGGTATCTGTTTCAATAGATTACCGTTTGCGAGAATTAACTTCTCGTTGCGTTCACGTAGTTTCTCGATTTTTTCATCCCTTGCTTGAAGGGCTTTTTGAGTTTCAGCGTTACTGCTGATCAGAATTCCTAGATCATCTGCGATTACAGCCGAATTTTCTTTACCGAGCTTATCTTGCAGACCGTCTATGAATTTTGTCAATTCTTCATCGCTCATAATTTTATTATAACACCTTTCCTTTAACGTTTAAAATTATTCCAATGTTGCCAAGCGACAGGCCAAGGGAACTTATCCTTATGTTTACTTGAAACGGTAGGCTCTGGCTCTGGCGGTACGTTTTGCCAAGCGGTATTACGGAAGATACCTAAGAAACGCGAACCAATGTAGAAATTCTTAGCTACATAAACAGGGTAGTTTTGGCCTCTACCTTGATTCTGACCGAGAAGGTTAATATACATACCTCTGTAGTTTTCGTCTGCGAGGGCAATATGACCAGCGTTATGGCCGGGAATAGCATCCAGCACAACCACGTCACCGCGCCGAATTGAAGTTATACCATTTACAGCTATGAATGGCGGCTTCGAGTTTTGTGCCTTTTTCTGCGTCCAGCACGTTTTAGCGTAACCGCCAGTACCAGTGTAAAGTGTTAGGCCATATTGATAGTAGAGAAGCGCTATATAATCCCAACATTGATTTTGCCACTTATCATTATTGACGTTATAGCCATTGCCTAATGTAGCGTTCTTAAACTGATCGTAAGAAGCGTGTGGAACTGAAACGTATCTATTATATTGAGCCATTAGTCAGAGAATGAAAGAGTGTAAGTTAAGCACCCTTGCAGTTTAGTTAAGTTGATATTATGCGCAGAGATATTAGATAAGGTGATTTCGCCAGTAGTATTAACTGATACACCTAAAACACCATCATCTGAAATTAGAGTGCCGTAAGCCGTAACGGATGGTAGATGATCAGGCAGAGTGTAGAGCAGAGTAGAAGTGCCGGATGTAAGTGATAGGCTGCCTTCTAGATTGAAATAAGCGTTCGCTATTACACCTCGTCTGGAGAGCATAATAGAGCCAGCTGACCATGTGGAAACTGGTAATAGATGAGAATAAGTTACCTCTGTGTCATCTACGTCAGCTAAGGTATCAATAGTTTCGGATAGCGTTGATACATTTGAACTAATATCTGTAATATTACCTTCTGCGGTATCCATGCGACCGCTAAGAGTACTCACTGTACTATTGGTATTTGCGATAGCGGCAGTATTATTAGAGATATTACTGGTATTTGTTTGAATTGCTGTAGACTGAGTACCAACAGTTGATTCCAATGTTGTAATAGCGGTTGTATGATCACCAACAGTGCCGGACAGAGTAGTATAATTTGAAGCTAAATTCGTAACTTCTGTACCTACTGATTGAACAGCGGAGGTAAGTGTACTGATGTTTGAGCTAATTACTGAGTTTTGCACAGGGTTAGATGAGGTGGAAGAGAGTGAGTTATCCACATCCACCGATAAGATAGAATGATTAATTGATAAACCACTGCCAATCTTCACCCCACCCAGAGTGCTAGACGTAGCTACAGGTAAGTTGTATTCCGTTGACTCCGCATTAAGAGTGCCATCTTCCTCAATCGTAAGATTATTTCCT